GATAATGAGAGAATTAACCACCGAGCTAAACTCGTGAGTTGGTAATTACCCGACAAACAAAAAGCCCCCTACGTTTAGGGGGTTTTTCGTACAAAGGAAAACTAAACAAAACAAAAACTAACTACGATTACAAAACAAATTTAGGTTGAATGCTACATATAGTTGAGAAAATAATTTTAACAATGAATAAAGTAAATGAAATCGTGAGTAAGTACGCAGATCGTTTGAAGTCATTTGGTATTAAGCTAAGTGCTGAAGGCGAAATCGAAGCGGCTGCTCCTGTACGTTTTGCAGTTGCAATTCTTAAAGATGGTGTTGAAGTAACTTCACCCGATGAAATGATTGCCGTTGGTAGTCCACTTTTTATTAAGGATGCAGAAGGTAATGAAATTCCTGCACCCGATGGAAAGCATGAAACTGCCGAAGGCAAATACATCGTCACTGTTGACGGTGTTGTAACCGAAATCTTAGAGCCAGAGATGGAATCTGAAGAAGTGGCTAAAGAAGAACAAGCCGCTTTTGATGGGGTTACCAAAGAAGAATTTGAATCAACTATTAACGCGCTAATTGAGCAGTTTGAAAGCCGCATCAATGCGTTGAATAGCGAGAAAGCTCAACTATCCGCACAAGTTGAAAAGATGAGCAAACAACCAGCAACCGAGAGCGTGAAGAAAGTAAACGCACCTGCTGCATCCGCTCCAATCAACTTAGCAAAGATGGATTCTAAAAACAGAATCTTTTCGATAATAAATAAATATAAATAATTAAATAAAAAAATGGCTGATAGCTTAACAATCAACAGTTCATCTTATAATGGTGAATTAGCGTTACCGTATATCAACGCTGCGATTTTGTCAGGAGACACTTTAGCAAAAGGATACGTTACCTTAAAAGAAGGTGTAAAATACAAAGCGGTTTTAAAGAAGTTATCTAACGCTGCTTCTTTGGTTCAATCTGCTTCTTGTGATTTCTCTCAACAAGGTTCATTGAATTTGGATGAGTCAGTTTTGACCGTTACAGATTTGAAAGTAAACTTGGAACTTTGCAAAAAAGAATTCGCATCTGATTGGGAAGCGGCTGCAACTGGTCGTGGTTTTATCAATGATGTTGTTCCTTCTAACTTCGCTGATTTCTTAATTGGTTATGCAGCAGGTAAAGTGGCTGAAACTATTGAATACACAATTTGGCAAGGTGATACAGGTGGAACTTACGCTTCATTCGATGGATTCGAAAAGAAGATTAACGCTAACGCAGGTACTTACTACAATGCTACTTGGTCAGCAGGTGCAATGAGTGCTACTCACGTTATCGCTAACCTAAATCAATTGATCAACAACCTTCCTGCCGCTTTGATTGGTTCTCCTGATACTAAATTGTATATGAACCGCCAAACTGCTCAATACTATCGTCAAGCGATTACCGCTTTGGGTTATATGCAAATGTATCAAGCAGGTGATGAGTTCAACTTGCAGTTCAACGGATATGACATTTATGTTTGTCCAGGTATGAGCGCAGGAACTGTAATCGCTGCACAACCATCTAACTTATTTGTTGGTGTTGATGCTAATTCTGATTACGCAGAAGTTAAAGTTGTTGATATGTCTTTGACCGATGCCTCTGATAACGTAAGAATGGCAATGCGTTTCCGTACAGGCGTGCAAGTTGGAGTTTACCAAGATGTTTGTTTCGGTTCTAACACCTAATTAATTAACCACATATAAAAGGGGAGTGGTTACGACTGCTCCCCATTTTATTAAATAAAAAATATAAAAAAATGTGTACAATTACTAACGGATTTGGTTTACAGTGTAAGGATGGAATTGGTGGCATCAAAAAGATTTATTTAAATGCGCATTCATTATTTGCAGGTGAGTTGACAATTGACGCACCAACCGAATTAATTACAGCTTCGGCATCTGCCGCAAGTTTGTTTGAATTTGTATTACCAAAGTCAACGGGTAGCTTCACAGAGGAAGTGGCTTCGAGCGTTGAGAATGGAACGATTTTCTACACGCAAACAGTTACTGCATCATTCCACAAACTAAGCTATCAACGCAGAAAACAATTAGAGTTAATTGCCAAGAATCGATTGTTTATTGTTGTATTAGATACCAACGATAACTATTGGGTTGTGGGTTATGAGGATGGCGCGGAAGTAACCGCAGCATCTACGATGACAGGAACAGCGAAAGGTGATATGAATGGTTACACCATTACATTCACATCTGATTCCAAGAACAAAGCGTATCGAATTGAGGACGGAGTATTTGCTTCCGATTTCAACATTGATGCAGCTACACCCGTTTAATACATTTGCAGAGTGAATTACCTGCAATCAAATACTGCATCTCAAACTCTCCTGCTCTCACTTAAGCAGGGGAGTTTACTTTTTTCAACAACATACACCGATTATTTATTGGTGTTACAAAATGAACTAACTTCGGAGTTGTTATACGTGATTCCAACCATTATAGATGAGAACGAAAGAATTACAACTTTGGGTATTAGTACGAATGCTGATGATCCAACTAACGCATCGATTCTCATCAATCATGGTGGCCGTTGGAATTTTATTGTTTACGGTCAAAATTCAAATACTAACCTGGATCCTACTGACGCTGTGGTGGTCGGTGAAATTGAAAGAGGTTTTGTTCAATTCAGTTCGCTCATTGATTACTACGATCAACCAACACTAACAATCCCATCTGATATTGAATACAATGCCTAATTTAGTTGACGAAATAAAACAACGCATAGGAGCAACGCAAGTTGAGTTGTCCAAATATGTAAAGATTCAACCTATTGAAGTTGAAGATAGGAAGGGATTTGTGAGTTATGGTGAAGGGAATACATTTCCGCAATATCTCATTGAGTTATATAACGAATCGCCAGTACACGGAAGCATTGTAAACTCGATTGCGTTTATGATTGCAGGACAATCATTCGTGTCAAGTAGCGCAGAAGCATCGAATGAAATCACACGATTACAATTAGATAAGATAAGACACAGCACCGCGCTCGATTTGAAATTGCACGGTGGATTTTATTGGGAAATTATTTGGTCGATGGATAGAAGCACCATTGCACAAATAAATCATTTGCCTTTTGAGAATTGTCGTTTATGCGTGAGCGATGACAATGATGATGTGAGTGGTATTTATTACTCTCGTGATTGGAACGACACGCGCAAAAAGAAGAACACACCTTCTTATATTCCAATGTTTAATCCCGATTACAAAGATGAATGTCCAAAACAAGTGATGTTCGTTCATTCGATTGTACCGGGTAGCGAATATTATCCCAAACCCGATTATATAGGTGGTGTAAATTACATCGAGTTAACGCGTCAGATTAGCGAATATCACGTTAATAATATATTAAACGGCTTTTTTCCTTCATTAATTACTTCGTTTAACAATGGCATTCCATCGTTAGAGGAACAACGAATGATTAAGAACCAATTGCAACAAGCGATACAAGGAGCGGAGAATGCAGGTAAGGTTTTAACTTTTTTCAACGAGGATCGTGATAGGGGTGTAGAGTTCACTTCATTTCCAATATCTGATGCAGATAAACAATATGAATTTTTGAGTGAAGAAAGCACCAAACAAATTTTGATTTCTCACCGCGTTACAAGTCCATTACTTTTCGGTATTCGCGATGGTGGTGGATTAGGCAGTAATACTGATGAAATGAAACAAGCAATGTGGATTTTCACCAAACAAGTAATTGAGCCATTTCAACGAATGATTACTGATAGCGTTGAATATTTATTTTCAGTTATTGCAATAAATGCAACAGTTCAAATAACGCAGAATGATTTGATTTATTCACCGCCTGCCAATACTACTCCCACCACTCAAATAGAGCAAAAAAAAAAAGTTTTAGCGGAGGAGAACTCTTTTGCTCCCACCGATGAAATGGCCGCAGAAGCGGAACTTGGTTTAAAGTGGCGCGATGAATATGGTAGAGGTGGAACGGAAGTAGGTGTAGCGAGAGCGCGTGACATTAGCAATAAACGTAATTTATCACTCGATACAGTGAAGCGCATGAATAGTTACTTTGCGCGTCATGAAGTCGATAAAGAAGCGAGTGGTTGGAATAATGGCGAAGAAGGATTTCCATCCGCAGGTCGTATCGCTTGGCAATTGTGGGGCGGTGATGCTGGTCGTGATTGGGCCGCGAGAATAATTGAACGCGAGGAAGTAAATTTAGATGACATCGCAGAGGACTTAATCGCATTGGGTGAAGAACCAAATGAGGATTGGATTTTGTTAGATAGCTATGACGTTGATTACGAGAATGACGACATCGAAAACGAAGCATTAGCGCACATATTCGATGGTATCGAACAAGTGAAACAAGCGGTAAGTACAGGCACTGCCAAA